GGTCTTCAAAGAGTTCGGTTGTAATTGCTTTATAAGGTGCCTTATAAGCTTCTTCTTTCTCTTCTTGTGTCCCTGGTAAGAATCCCATATCTCTGGTAGGTACTGCTGACCTAACAAATATAATTCTTTCATAGTTAGAACTTTTATCCAATACTTCTTCTAGTGCCAGATAAGAAGCAATAAATGTCTTACCAGTTCCTGCGGCACCTATTAGTGCTAGATTTTGTCCTGACTTATAAGAATCAAATACATTCTTCTGATTCGCAGTAAGAGGCTCTCTTGTGTGTAAGTGTTCTAGTCTTAACTTAGCTGGTAGTTTATTCATTTTGTTTTAATGTTCTTATGTAATGATTTAGGAATATTTGATTTAATTTTATCTTGCACTTCTTTCCAGCCATCTCCAGCTTTTTGTAATGCACCTTGAGAACCTTTAGATACTATTGCAGGTGCACCTACTTTTTGTTGGAGTTTTGGATTTTCTTCCAAGTACTCTTGTAATTTGGCATAACTCATAAAGACTGTCTCCACATCTTCACCAGTTTTCTTATCTATAATATCATACAGCGGCATAATTAAACCATGATGGTACTTTGCGTTTAGTCCATTCCATTTTGAATCTTTCTTGTTTAGTTTTATAAAATGCACGATAAGACTTTACTGGGTCTTTGAACATACATTCTGGGTTAGAACCCATGGCCAATTTAAAAGGTGTATAGTCAGCCATTGGTATATTTTTGGGTAACAGACCTAGTTCTAGGCCTAGTAATTGTTCTGTCTTATGTATCTTACCATACCGATAAGTGTATTCTCTACATAGAGCAATGAAGTGTTGATAATGCCATCTGTAATTAGAAGAGGATTCCCTAGACCAAACAGTACATGGATGGTTCATATGAACAGCCTTGTACAATAGATTTTCTCTGTGTCCGTCTAGTTTCCAATACTTTACGTTTGTCTTACCTGACTTAGACTTTCTTGTTTCTATAGAGCCGTCAAGCATTCTGTGCACAGTAGACAGCATCTGTGCTGATTCTACAATCATCTTGACCACGTGTTTATCACATTGGTCTTGAGCCGCTTTGACTGGGTCTTCGTGTAAAATAAATATATTCATAATATAACCTGGTTTACTTTTTTCTTTCTTAGAGTAGTATTATACTACATATCCGATAAAAAGTAAACCCCTTTTTGAAAGTTTTTTCTCAAAGGGGCCACTTCATAAACCTCCTACTTAACTGGCAGCTTGCATAAATCGTATGGTTTCAGTTATATAATCTACTTTCTTTTGCATCTTATATGCTAAATCCGATTTACCTTTCTTTAATAATCTCTTCTGATAGTATAATGTCTCTCGTTTATCACGTTTAAGACGTTCAATTTCTTTACTCATAGATAGCTCCTTTAAATAAGTTGAAATTAAAACCATCATATAGAACACTCTACTTTGTTATCAAACCAGGAAATGCATCCTGACAAAGCTTCTTAGTGATACCAGTATATTTCATCTTCTTATCTTTCGCCAATACTAGCATTTCAGCCTCTGAAGCATGTAAGGACTCCAATAGCTGAATAAACATTGTTTCTCTTTTGATAGGGTTGACTGCGCGTCCAGTTGGGCCGTTAAAGAAAAATTTAAACCTAGTGTATCTTTTCTCTAGCCTAGAAATATTTTTACCTGCTGGTGCATCATCTGGCTCGTAAGGCGGTGCGCCTGTTGGTAATAGACAACTAATACTTTCATCATAGTTGATTCTGATTAAGTCCTTCATTGCTGGACTTTGATTTTGTCTGAGATAATTAACTCTCTCTTTTTTAGTTTTTAATTTACTTGCCTCAGTAAATATTTCACTTAGTAATCTTTTCATTGTTGTAAAATTCCTCCACTACTTCAATCAATAATTTGCATCTTTTCTTAATAAGATAATTTAGAACTTTCATCCTCATAGGAAGTTTTTGTTCATCATAGTTATTTATAATACTTTTTTGGATACCTTCTGGTATTTCAGTTAAGTCTATAAGTTTTTTGTTTCTTTGATAGTTACGATATAGTTCCTCAGGCATTAGATGTCTTAGGTTTTCTGCACCTTGAATCCAATCATCTATTCTAGTCTGACGTAAAGGAGTTTGTTTTGCACCTTCTGTAATAAATGTATCGTCATTAGATAATACGTTTGGAATACCATCTCCACTATCTCCTCTAAAGATATGATTCCAAAGATAAGTTACTGGGTTTTCATCTAGTACTTGTTTCTTTTGAATAGGAGAGAATTGCTTGATGTTCTTATATCTCTGTAATTGGATAAAGTCTTTATCGGATGAAATAATCATAACTGGTTCATGTTGGCCAAACTCTTGGGTATTCATTGCAAGAGTACCGATAATATCATCTGCCTCACAGCCTTCCATATGTAATACTTTATAAGGTAAGTTTTCTGCAATCTCTTCTCTTACTAGATTTAATATTCTAAAGATTTCATTCCAATCTGTACCAGTATCTTCACTACGGCCCTTTCTACGATTTGCTTTATACTCTGGGAAGTATTCTCTTCGCCAAGTATTCATGCCATCAGCACAGATAACCATCTGTCCGTATTCACCCCTATACTTTTTATTATACATTCTAATACTATTCAGTATCATGTGTCTTATCATATCTTCATCATTTAATTTTTGCACTATGATATTAGAAAGTGCAATCTGATTGTAATCAAGTAGTATCATTATCTGGCTCTTCATCCTTAGGCGTTGTATGTGCCTGTTGTAGTTTTTTAAGTTAAATATAGAGTTTATCCATATCTTTTTGAATACTATGGGGTAGGTCAATATATCTAAGTAACATGGCATAGACTAGGTTTGCAATAACAAAAGCATCTCTACTCTCGCAGTACTGTTCATCACGAATATCAAAACCTTCTAACCAACCTAAGTCCATATCTAAGATTTCATACTCCATCATACTTACCATATGCTGAGATATCTCCATTGATTCACCTATAATGGTTTCAACGACTGTTGGATGTTCTCCATCTTTATTAGTTGTTATCTCTTTTCCTGTCGGAAACTGTATTAATTTTCCCATAATATGTATATTATACTACATTTCCTTGTGCTTGTAAAGTGTTTTTTATAAGTTTTTTACAGCATTTCCGCCTAATCTTATCTGAATAATACCATTATAGTAATCATCAGTAAGTAATACATCACGGTCAAACTGTTCTTTGGCCTCTAAGTAAGCACATTCGCCCTTGGTTTTACATAGATGGATGATCTCTCTGGTAAAGTTATCTTCTCCATACTTATCTATATCCTCTTGCAGATGTTTACTGGATCCCCAATACTTTCTCCAATCTGATTCGACCAAGAGTTTCTTACGGCGTTTTCTTTTCTTTGTTATGGGTAGAGTTTTCTGACTCCAAAAGAACTTCTTTCCAATATACTTCTGGTCTGTTTTCTTGTTCGTTATCAGATAAACAAAACCGTATGCGTCTTTGGGATTGAAGCCTTCGGGAGTTAACCATTCTGTGCCTTCGTAATGCCATTCATTCATACTTATATTTAGTAGTTAAAATTTAATTCTTTTGAATCAGAATCTGGTTCAGTGGCTGTGCCACAAACTGGGCAGAATACATTATCTGGTTTTTCATCAGTAAAATGTATCTTGGTTTCTGAGTAGCAATATTCGCAGTTATGAGTATACCAATGAGTAGGGTCTGAACTATTATACATTACTATCAACCCATTCCTTAAGTTCTTGATATCCTCCGATATTATTTTCATTAACTTTTATTTGTGGGAATGTTCTTGCTGTAGGAAAGATTTTAAATAATGCATCTCTATCAAAATCTTTATCCAGGGATTTATATGTATATTCTAATTTATGTTCAGTTACTAGGTTTACTGCCATAACGCAGTATGGACAATTAGGTTTGCCATATATTTCTATCATTGTACTACTCCATTTATTACCCAAAATGATAACAACATAAAACCAAACACTGCAACCTGTATGACTGCGGCCCAGAATATTTGCTTCATTGGGTGTACTTCTGTTAATTTTTCAATCCAAGATTCACTTGGGGAAAGATTTACGACCTGTAATACCTTTTCGGGTTTAGTAAACCATGGTATATGTATCATAAACTCATTCCTGATAATGT